AAACAAGTGGAAACGTTACTAAGGTGAGACAGAAGAAACTTTTAGAAAGTCATATTGTAGGCAATGGCAAAACAGTTTGTACGCGAGACAATACAAGGATAAAAGATCCAGGGGCGGGTTTTAGTGGCGTGTGTCCTTTGTTCACCAAGGATACTTCGTGGAGAAGTAGGCGAGGGAGTAGTCTTCGTAGGAGGCGGGATCTCTACGAAGTTCGATGGGAAGATCGTGGTATTCTTCCTCATTGTACTCCTCGACTTCTCTCTTGAGAGTGCGAACGTCGCGTTCACGAATCTCGGCACGAATGTTGTTGGCGAATCGGACGGCTTGATCGTGATCGACCCATGAGTCGACGGGGTTGCATTTGAGCTCGTTCATCTGACGTGAGACTTCATCGTAGGAAGGCAGCTTGATGCGCATGTCTGCGCGCTGAGCTGCGGTACGCATGATGTCCGTGTAGAAGGCGAACGTGCGGTGGCCGTGGAGAAAGAGTTCTCGACACTGGCTACCCCAGCATTGGGTTACAATCTCGTCGATGGTCATGTTCGGTCTGTCCTTGCCGATGTACGATGTAGCAGAACGTTGGAAGAAGAAGAGAGGGTTGAGGATGGACTCAATGGCGATTGGCGCAGCCATTCCTCCAGTCTTGTACGGTACGAAGTTTCTCTTGAGGAAAGTAGCGGTCTCAAGAGTCTCGAACTGCACGACTCGATCATTCTTCTGGGCGTTCGTGTACTTGATGTTGCAATCGGCGAAGTAGTTGGTGAGAGTCTGTTGATCGATTATCTCCTCATCTTCCTTAGAGAGGGCAATGAGATTGTCATCTCCATAGACGATGAAGTGAGAATCGACACTTGTCGGGAATTCTCCAGTGTGCTGTGACTTGATTGCGAAGTAGGCGGCGGTGAGGAGACACTCGTTGATGATCGAATTGATGACGACCGTAGCTGGATTTCCGCTGGTGTTGCCTCCTGTGTAGGAGTAGGCGAAACCATCATTGACGTAGATCGTGTTGATGATGACGTCCTTGAGGGCGGCACACAGCTGTCTGGTGGTCCAGTACGGGATTCTATCGAGTTCTCCAGTGATGACGGCGGTAGGTTCGTATTCGAACTTCGGGCGGGTGGCGAAAATCCATTCGTCGGCGATGTCGAAGAATAC